CGATCTTGCTCTATTTGATCATTTATATTCAATTTACTCAAATTACTTGATGTATTCGATTTGTTGTGTTGTTTTGCTAATTTTTTATTCTTATTTCTATCTAAATATAATGCACACAAAAAAAGTAAAGATAATAATAAAAAAGTTGTTATTGCACGTCTCATTTTATTAATTATAAAAGATATAAAAGAAATTATTGTTTTATATAAATGGCAATTCAATATCCTAAACTAGAACATGTTACGTTACCATCCGTAGATGGCTTTAACGGTTCACTTAATATTTTACGAGATCCTCCAAAATCCATTTTTACAAAACGTATTGATAAAGTTGGACAAAATAATGATATTACAAATTTAGTAGATGATAGTGGAGATCGTATGAATGAAGGAATTTTAGTATATTCAAGAGGTGTAAATCCAATGGTTTCGGTATCGTATGATAATAATTCTAACAATGCTGGATCATTTACCAATTCATCGTTCGGTTACGGAAGTAATATAAATCAAGGGCATTTAAACCGATCATTTCAAGCAAAACTACCTTATCGTGTTATGGATCGTGGCGCTTTCCGCCCACCTATTCGTTCTCAATTTGATTTGTTACCTTTATCTCGTCAACCTCGTGCATGGTTTTCTGCTTTATCAAATCCAGGTTTTACTGATTACACAAAAAAGAAATATCTTCCCACAAAGTTTCGTATGATTAAAGATTTATTATTATCAACAGATACCCCAATTACACCAAACAAATCTGTAAAAATTGAAAAAGCAATTTTAGAAAATATGAAAATGAAAAATGCTATCAATGACAAACATATTAATATTGAAGGCTTTTCAGGTAAACGAACATTAGATCATTCTAACTTTACACGTGAAAATGTAGACATGTATAAAGGTATCCAAGAAAACTATGAACAAGTAAATGCAACAACAAACAAACAACGTGATATTTCTCATAACTTGAATAATATGAGTATTAATGAAAAGAACTATATTGGTAATAAAACATATTATGAATCTGCTACCAATCGATCTTTACAAACTACACATGGTCTCGATGGTATGAGAATACAAGAAAACGGCTATATACAAGATCGTGACTACTATGAATCTACTACTAATCCATCTTTACAAACTACACAGAGTTTAGATGGGATAGAAATTGATCAAGATCGTTACATTAACGATAAAGAATATTATGATTTTAGTGTTAATAAAGGACAAAATATAAATGTTAAAACCATTGACCAACTAAACTCAAATAACAAAACAAGCGTCAAAGATGTTATGCAATACCAATTAGATGCAGGTAAACAAACAGGATATACATTATTAACTTCTATTCCTGAAATTCATTTAGAATCTCATATTGAAGCACATGATGTTAAAGCTAATTACAATGATCCAAGAGTTTATAAACGAGTCCAACACGAAAATAAAATAATGTTACAAGAAAATGTACCAAAAATTAATACAGTTCGTAATGTTACACGTATTGAAGATATGAATAACTTTGAATATGGTTCTTCACGTAATTACAAGTTACCTGAAAAAATAAATAAAGGTGAATTTACTAATGTTGGTGTAAAACCAACACTTGATCGGTCGGAAATACAATTTCGAAGTGATCCTCATAAAGAAAATATAAGAAAATATGTAAATAATGTTCAATTTTCACGTTTTCAACATTAAATTTTTTATTAATATAAATAGAATGTCATCTAGCCGCGAATATACTTATAATCAACTATCACCTATATGTTATTACGTAAATTTGAATACATACACAAAAGGTAAATTCGGTAATACTAATTTTCAACCACCTCTTACTCAACCTATCGTAAAAACAAAAGTAAGTTTTGACATGAGCAATTATAATAGTTTAAGCGATCCATCGAGAGCATGTTCACACAACATAAATAATTTTGTAAGTTATCCTTTATTTGGATCAGCTTATCAAAAACCAATATGCAATATCTGTTCTATTAATGACTGTTAAGAGGGTTCCGCCCTCGTTACAGTCATAAAAATGACTATATGATTATTTATAATATATTTTTATTATAAAGTTATCGGCTAAATAAGGTTGAATTGATTCTGTTGGTAATATACTTTTATATACAAAAGTATATAAAATGACGCTCAGAGATGGGATTGAACCATCGACCTTGTGATTAACAGTCACACGCTCTAACCAGCTGAGCTATCCAAGCATCTACATGATGGCCATTTCTTTAAATAACAATTAAACTTTTTTGATTTATACTCTCACGTTTATTTAACAACACGATACATGACAGTACCATCTTTACGTGTAATACGAATATATTCTCCTCGTTGAAAATAATAATAGCGAGAAATCGGATCTGTCAACAATATAAAAGGAAGTTTAGCTTTGTATTCTTTATCTAAAAGTTCTTTTTCTTCTTTTGAAGCCAATTCATGTTTTGGGACAATACGATGTTGTGTAATGTCAATCTGTAATTCATTAATATTAAATAGTTCAATATTATATTCCATAATTTCAAGTGACTTTTTAGCACTTGATGTAACACTATCACGGTAAACAATAATACAACGATTACAATTTTCTTTGTTCATCGCTGATATAAACTCTTTAATTCCTTGAATACTTAATTTCTCTTCTCTACATATAAATGTAATCATTTGATATGTTTCTTTTGATGCTTTTATAATGAAATCTTCTTTTGATTCATCATTAATGATATAACCACGATCACTTAGCATTTTTTTAATAATGTTACTTGCTTGTATCTCTAAATGAAAACTTGTCATTTTTTATTTATTTCGATTTCAATTTAAATAAATCAAATTTATTATAAAGAAAAAGATGTCAAACGAAGACGAAAAACGATTAAATAAAATTATCAAAGCAGATCCGCTGTTTGGTGAAAAACGTTTAAAGGAAATTAGCGACAGTTTATCAGATGAAGATAAAAAACGTTACGCAAAAATTGGTGAAGAAATGTATAACACCATTAAATTTGAAGATATAAATTCACAAGGTACGCAAGCAACTGAAAACGCTGATGAAATTGAATTAGAAAATATTTCTCAAATTAAATTAATGTTGAACTCTGGTATACATCCTTCTTATTTAAGTAACCAAGAAAAAGACATGATGAAAAACGCTTTTGGTGAAAAATGGTTTGAATCATTTGGATTTCTTGAAACGGATTTAAATCGTATTAATTTTTAAATAAAACCTAAAAAGAAAAAATAAAATAAAAAATCTTGAAAGATATAAAAATGGTATACCGTTTAGTTCCCAGTTATAGATTTACTCCTCGCTCCCACATGCGTCCTGTAAACGTAGCTGGTATGGAAGTAAAACCATCTGTATATTGCGCCTTAGCTGGATTTGTTTTAGCCGCTGTAGCAATGGTAGTTTTTGCTCATTTTGCCCAGCAAGATGATAATAAATCATTAAAAGATTTTGTTGACATGAAAGATGGTAAAAAATCAGTTCTTGAAAACAAATTCTTCTGGTTACTAGCTTCTGGCTCAGCAATTGTTTTAGCAGGCGCTGGTGCATTTATTGGTAATAAATGCGAAGAAATGTAAAATTTTATAATATGTTTTTAGTTTATTATAAAATTGATCTTTTTTTTATATTTCCAGTTAAATATAAAAAAGTAAAGGTATGACTACCACAAGTCAATTTCAAACAAAACCAGACTTTTTTTCAACAAAAGAAGTTGTTAAAAAATCAAATAGTAATCCTCGTTATTTAGATTTTAATCAAACCCACTTTACCGCAGGTGATGTAGAACAATTTGAACTATATCGTGATAAATCAAATGGTAACGGACCTTCTATTGATACTATTGATTTGTCAAATAATGTATGGCATAAACTTGAAATAAAAGATCCCAAAGTAAAAAGTGGCCTTGTTGGAGAAAATATTGATTGGAAAAAATATAAAAATCTTACAACTGAATCAGTCGACAATACATTTGCTTATCTATTTAATAAATTCAAAAAAGGCGTTTTTATAAAAATAAAAAACAATAAACTCGATGTGTTTCTACCCTTTAGTAAACACAATTTTGTCAATGAATGGAGTGAATATATAAAACAACCACCTAGTTACAAAGATATAACAGAATTTTTAATTTATGCTAGTAAAATACAAGGATACAAAATTGATCCTTCCAATATCAATAAATTTATCAATAAATGGTATGCCAATAACTGTCTTTTACGTTCCGAATTTCCTGTAGGAGAAAATGATAGATGTATGTCAAATTTAAAAGACATGTTAACTACGTTATGCGAACAACGAGTTGTACCTGATATTGAACTATTTTTTAATCGACGAGACTTTCCGTTAATTAAAAGAGATGAAACCGAACCATATGAACATATTTTTAATACAGAAAAACTACCTCTTCTTACTCATAAATACGATAAATATTGTCCAATTTTATCAATGGTAACAACAAATAGTAATACAGATATCCCATTTCCTACAATGGAAGATTGGGCGCGTGTAAGTAGTCAAGAACATTCTAAATTATTTGCACCAGATTTTAAAGAATATAAATGTAATTTTAATCATATATGGAATACCAAAATACCAACTGCCATTTTTAGAGGTGCATCTACCGGATGTGGTGTTACAATTGAAACTAACCCACGTTTAAAATTAGCACAATTATCTTTATCATCTCCTGTCGTTTCAGGAATACCTTTACTTGATGCTGGTATTGTAAAATGGAATTGTAGACCTCGTAAAATTATGGGTCAAGATTATCTACAAATCATTGATCCAACTAAATTAAATCTACCATTAGTACCATTTTTATCACCTGAACAACAATCTAATTATAAATATATTGTTAATGTTGATGGTCATGTTTCCGCATTTCGTTTATCTCTTGAATTATCTATGGGTTCTGTTCTATTATTACAAGATAGTAAATATAGAGTATGGTTTCGTAAATATCTAATACCAAATGTTCATTATATACCTATTAAAGAAGACCTTTCAGATTTATTTGATCAGATTCGATGGTGTCGTAGTCACGACAAAGAATGCCAAGAAATCGCTAAAAATGCTCTAACCTTTTACAATACTTATCTAACCGAAAAAGGTATACTGGATTTTGTACAACTTTTATTTATTAATATTAAGCGCGTTACAGGTACTTATTTTTACAATTGTAAAAGTGTAAAAAATATTCTTTATGAAAAAGAATATGAACAACTTGATTCTATTATTAATGAAGATATAGTAAACGTTAACTATCCATATGATATACGAAATATAGATGCAATGGCTGGTTTGGAAATTTATTTTCAGCGTCATTCTATTCCATTAAAACAATTATTGGTATCAAACCCGCCACCAAAAAAAGAACACGAAAGTAAAGATAGTATTATTACAACTTATCAACTTGACAAGTTACGTTTATCTTTAAAAACGTCAAAACGAAAATGTGAACTTGTAAATGAAGCCTTTATTGGTATTGAATGTATAAATAAATTATTACATGAAATACCAAATTTTAAATATACTTTTGGATTTGATAAAAAAAGTTCAACTTTAATTACCGAACACATAGAAGGAGTTTCACTTAACGACTTTATAAACGGTTTATCGTTTGTAAAAGGTAAACAATTTGTACCACCATGCAGTATTTCCGAATTTATTTGTGTGATACAAGTATTATTACTTACACTTGCGGTTGCACAAGAACGATATGGATTTGTACATCATGATCTAACTCCATGGAACATTATTATAAGAAAATTAGATAAAAAAGAAACGATTGTTTATCAATTCAAAGATCAACGCGTTATGGTAGAAACAACTATTTTACCAATTATTATTGATTATGACAAAAGTCATGCCATTATCAATGAAATCCATTATGGTATAATTGATCCATTTAAAACAAGCAAGTTTCAAGATTGTTTTTGTTTAATCATTACATCTATTTATGAATATTGTAAAAGTCATAAAAAAATGATAGATTCAGAATTTCATACCATCCTTCATATCATTAATTTTTTAACCAATACAGAATTTAGATCAAAAGAAATTTCAACATACGATGAGTTGCTTGATTTTCTTACTCAAAATAAAAAATATAACGAAATTGTTTATCGAAACAAGTGTGACCTTGAAATGTTTGATCCATGCGATTATTTTAGTTACATTAACACTTTATTTGAAAGTAAAACTGTTCTACCATCACAAAATATTATTATCAAGTTTGTACCTGACGGTACAAAAATAAAAAAAGAAAACACCTATGTCAATCCATTATTTTATTATGAATTATTAACTGATAAAAATAACCATCAATCCATATTAACTTATTTAGAAAAAGTTGAAAATATCATGAGACAACATATGGATAAATTTGTTATTAGTTATGTCTATTATATTCATACCATGAACAAGATATATCAAACAGTATCAAATTTAAAACAATTTATACAAACAAATCCATGCCCCCAAAAAACACAAGAAGAATTATGGATTGAAATACGTAATTGTGACCGTATACTTACTCATATTTCTACAGATGTTGACTATAAAGAAATCAAACCATCTTTACCAGTTTGTCATCATATCAGTGAAACGATAGTAGTAAAAGGTAAAGATGATGTGTTATATTGTAAATTATGTGAAAAAGAAGTTGAAAAAAATAAAAAATGTAAATCCAAGTTAACAATAAGTCCTACTTTTTATCAAAATTTTAATATTGCTAAATACAATGTTACTACATTCTCTATACCAGGTACTATTCTTACTCTATTACAAGGTGATTATAACATTCAAAATACTAATTATATAACTATTCGTAACATGATCCGTGATACATTACTATATAGTTATCCATTTGAGATTTCTGATGAAAAAGACTTTGCAAAAACATACGGAAAATTATTAAGAAACTTTTGTCCATTGGCTTTGCTAAATCATAACGCAAATATCAAAACGTTAAACTTTATAAGCAAACAGATCTATCCATCAGATCTAATCGAATTAGAAAAACATAGTGATGCTGAAAAAAGTGTTGTGTTTATCAAAAATATTATTTCTCTTCTGTAAAAAACACACAAACGCATAATTTTAAGCTTATTTCCTTAAAATTTTTTAATTGACAAGAATCATTTTAGAAACCCAAGTCAAGGTCATCACACAAATATTTGATAAATGAATTATCATCATTTGGTAATCCTGATTTCTTACGAGCATCCATGTAACGATCATAAAACTTGGTATGATAATCTTCATCAGTACTACGAAGTTTAGCAATCTCTTCACGAGACTTGATAATATTATTTTTCATTTCAGTCATTTTCTTGTTTGTTTCGTTATAGGTCCAAGTTAACTGAGCTTTCTTTACCATTAACTCAATGTAACGATCGTATGGATCAATTTCAGTTTTAGCAACATCAGCCAAAAGCTCCTTTTCACGGTCTTTGATCTCTTCCATTGATTTCTTCTCATCATCGCGTTTCTTACGAACCTCTTCTGACGTAGTTTCAACAATTTTCTTCTTGATATCAATTTCTTTGGTTTCACAAATGTACTTCTTTGTCTCAGCCAAAGGAAATGGACGACCAACATAGGTATGATAAATACTATGAAAACTATCGACTTCACGAATTAATTTTTCGGCTCGTAAATCAGCTTCATCTTGTGTTGCGAATGTCCCACGCACTTTCAACATACCATACACACCATCGCTATCAGGTTTTGAGCCTTTTGATGGAAAAAAAGAAATCAAACAATGATGTTGATTTTCGTATTTAGGATCAGCATAAAACTTCTCAAACTTGGGAAACTTTTGTACAAAGTCTTTGACATTTAGTTCGGCCATCGCCGCAGCTGTTTCTTCGTCTGTTAAATTAGGTGCGCCAAGTTTATAACTTTTGGGATCAGTATCATTTTTATCCGCTGGAGATGTTAAACTGTTTTGAATAGTTTCTGACATGTCTATTTTATATTCTTTCATTTTTTTAAATGATGAATATCTTTTTATTGTTATTCGTCTGAATACATAAACTCTAGAAATTTCTTTTTATAGTCATCATTATCAATAAACGATTTTGGTATAAGTACTTCACCTGATTTTTGATAATGATTTTTATATAAACGGAGTTTGCCATATGTAATACCTCCAATATGACGAGCTGTTGTATCATACAATATTGGTTCTTTAATAGATGTATTCGCATTAGCAATTATTTGAGTTTCATTGCAAGTTTCATTGTTATTTTCATGTTTACTTTCATCGTCACTTTCATCTTCTGGTAAGCTATCTTCTAATTGCTCTAATTTATTATCAATATCAATTCGATGTTCTAATGACGTTGGTAAACTTCTACTTAACTGATTTCGATATCCATCTCCCTCTTTAATAATATTAATAATCTGTTTATATACTTCTTCAAGTTTTTTAATTTGTTCTCTGGTCTCAATAATCATCTCTGTATAATCATCTTTTTCAAACCGTGATAAACGACTTTTCAAAATCGTTGATTCTTTTTTATATAATTTTTCAACTGTACCAAACCCTTTTGATATGAGTTTAATTAGGATCGCAGCATTTAAATCTTCAATCTCGTTTTGTTCATCATCTGTGTAAATAAAACGTTTTCTAGATTTATCTGTACATAAATACAGTGCTTTGTTTTTACCCATCAAAAAATTACGTGTAGTAAACTCCGCAAGCGCTTTTTGTGATCCAAAGAAATCTTGTAATGTATAGTTCTTTTCAAACGTTTCTTGGACCAGTTCTTTTGTCATATAAGTCATGATATTACCATAGTTGTGATGAGTAGAATTATCAATGTTTGTATTGATAGTAATGTTATTCATATTTGTAGGACGTTTCTTTGTTTCTTCCAACTCTTTTTTCAGCTCTAAAACTTGTTGTTGTAGATTATTATATTTTTCATCATCTTCTTGCTTTCTTACAACAATCATAGTATCATGTTTCTTTTTACAAATATCTATATGATATTTTAAGGTTTGTTTTGATGATAATTCCTTATTACAAAATTCGCATTCAAATAGTCTTTTATCAACAATATTATCTGTTAAATTGTTTTGTATTTTTAAACATTTTTTATTTGTTCTTAAATGTCTATTAAGTACAGATATAGAACTAAAATTATTATTACAGAAGGAACACTCCATTTTATAATACTTTTTATTTTTTAAATATGCAATTATTTTTCTTGCATTAAAATTGCATTTATTGCATCGTGCAATATCTTGATGCAAGAAAAAACATTAAATCGATGCAAGGTTTTTTTAATAAAATAAAGGTTAAATTAAGAAGAATGCAATGTTTTTAAAATTAATATTTTTTTATAGTTTAAAATTAAGGTTAAATAATAATAATTTTGGCATCATTTTGTTGCATCAAAAATGTGTGTGTGTTGATAAAAATTTTAATTCTAATATTTTTAGATATTTATAAATTTATTAAAAATATTTTAGAATACTTTTTAAAATAAAAAATCTATATGTCGTACAAATTTAACAAAAAGTTGTTAAATTTTTAATATTAAACTAAAAGTATTTTTGTTTAAATTCATTCATGTTCATAGTTCTCATACTTCTATTACATTTATTACATATTGGTTTTAAATTTTCTATTGTCATAGGACCACCTTTACTTTCAGCAATAACATGACCACAATCAAAATCCAGTTGACTAATTTCATTGCTATTACAACATGGACATTTAACCATTCCAATTTCTTTACCAATATGAGTGTACCAAACGGTCATTTTAAGTGTTTTTGGGATTGTTTTCTTTTTATATTTTTTATTTCCAATATCATTTTCTATTTTTTGTACTTTATCAATTAACTCTTTTATAATTTTATCATGTTTAGTAGTCTGTTCTTTATTATCTTCTTTCTTTTTACATATATTTATATGATATTGTAACATTTGATTACTTGATATTTTTTTATTACAATAATTGCAATCATATGTTATTTTATGTTCTTGTTGACATTTTTTGTTTGTATTTAAATGTCTGTTAAGATTAGATTTTGTTGAAAATTCTTTTTCACAAATAGTACATGAATGCATTTTTAGTTTTATTGATTTATTGATTCTATTAAATTTTAATCAATTTTAGTATTTTATCTTAATCAATGGAATTCCGTATATTTTTCCGTAAAGTTTTATATCAGGATGTATAGTTAGAAAATCATTTAAAAGTCGTTGTAAAACGCTTGATAATAGTTCTAATATTTCATTAGTTTCATCATTTTCATCCGCATGACAAAAATAGTTTTTCCATAATAAATTTGCGCCATTTTTAAGTTGTTTATAGTCAGTTTGTTTCTTTGAAAGACGTTTATTATAGTCTAACGATTTTTTAATTTGATCGATTAATAGTTTAGAATGTTTGTCTATAGTATTTTTTTCAAAAAATGACATAATTTTATATTAATTAAAAATTAATAGAAAAGTATTAAAAACGTTTTGGTTCATAATGACCACCTGACCATTCTAATTCGATAGTTCTTTCAGCTACACATGTAATAGGTAAGAATTCGATAGCTGTTCGTTGTTGAGTGCGAATATCATAAACAATGATTTTAGCATTCCACAAGTTACAAGCAGCACTAATTTCAATTGCACCTCCCCATGTAGATGAGTTTCTCATATGTTGAATATAATTATTATTTTCCATGGATAAAATTTCATGTGTTGAAATTCCGTCAATGATAGGTTTATTTTCTTGTAAATAATCACAAATAGTTTGGCGAATAGTATTGCTATCGCTATTAATAAAGTAAGATAGACTGTTGAATAAACAACTCATTTATTAATAATTTATAAATTTTTTAATTAAATATTTTCTTTTCTATATTCTTTATCTTAAACAAACACTATTTAATAAAAATAAATAATAAGAAGAAAGAATATGATAGTATTTAATGTGAGTTGTATAATAATAACATTTATTTTATGGTGTTACATATGCTTATTAAAATTATATTTTATATTTAAAAATTTTGATCTATTTTTAGCGATTAATTATATGCTTTTATGTAAATAATAGTTTTAAAATTGATTTAAAATTTTATATTATATATAAGAAGTAATAAATGAGTGAAACTATACCTAAAAAGAAAGGACGACCACGAAAGTATGATTTTGCGGACTTGCCAAAAGAAGAATACGACAAAAAATGGTACGAATTAAACAAAGATTCTGTTAAACTAAAATCAAAGCAAACTTATGAAGAAAATAAAGAAGAAATAAAAGAAAAAGCAAAGGAACTTTATTGTCAATATAATGAGGAATTAAAAATAAAAGCAAAACAAACTTATGATGAACATAAAGAAGATATAAAATTAAAAGCAAAAGAACTACAAACTAAATATAGAGAAAGTTATAGTTTAATCAAGTTATTATATAATGAAAAAATAGAATTACCAAAAAATATCTGTGAACAAGTGGAAAATATTATTTTAAATAAAAAATAAAAATTTGTAATTATTATTTTAAATAAAAATTAATTAATTATTATTTAAAAATATCTTGTATATAATAAAATATACAAGATGTATAGAAAATTTTTGAATACATATCTATCTCGTTCTGAACAACTAAAACAAAATAAAGCTAATAGTGATAAAAGTATTCGCTATTGTAATTTTTTATGTCAAGAGTTTTTACCAGTTGAACGATTTTATAAAGACAGTGAATCAACTTGTTGTATAAAATGTAGTAATTATTTAATTATAGCTAAAAAAATGGTAAAAGATGAAAAAATTACATATGAACAGTTTAAGAAAGATCCTATGATTATTTATAAGAAAAAAGTTACAAGTGATAATAAAAAATTATGTGATAAATGTAATGAAGAAAAATTTATGGATTGTTTTGATGCTGCAAGAGCTGTTTGTAAAGAATGTCGTTTAAAACAATCAATTGAAAGAGATAAGAAAGATTTAAATAAAGAAATTGAAATAATTGAAAAAGTAAAAGATAGTAAAGAACAGTTAACTGAAACATTAAGAAAGATATCTGTGAGTAAAATACAAGAAATATTAAAATATTATAAGATTACTAGGCTTTCAAAAGATAAAAAACATGATTCAATTGCTAAAATGTTAAAATACTTTGAACAATTACAATCTCCTTACAAATGTTTAGGTAATTGTGGTTTCGATTTAACAGAAACATTTTCATATTGTATTGCATGTAGAAAAAATCCATCCAAACATGAATTTATTGAAGAAAAAAATTTAAAATTTAAAGAAAACATTGAAGAGTTTTTAGAAAATAAGTTAGAAATAACAAGTGATGAATGTTATGATTATAATATTACGAATATAAAAGATATTTGTAGCTATTTGGATATTAAAAAAAATAATGGACATGCAAATACAAAACAACATATGGTTAATTTGATAAATGAAAAATTAAAACAGAAACGTGAAGAAGAATCTAAAAAATCTAAAATTCATGTAAATAAACTTGTATTTGAAGATTTTACTATTTTATCACGAGATGATGGATTTATCGATGCTACACAAATGTGTCAAGTACGTAATAAAACTTTTTATGATTGGTTTCGTTTAGATTCTACTAAAGAATTTATTAAAGAATTAGAAGAAGATTTAAAGCTAGAAAATAAAAGTTCGGGAAATCACGATCTTTTACAAAATAATGAAAACCAGTCAAATATTAAATTAATTGATGTTAAGAATGGTAGATCTGGTTATTCTTTTGTACATCCTGATTTAGCAGTTCAATTAGCAATGTGGATTGATAAAAAGTTTGCTATCAAAGTTAGTCGTTTTGTTCGAGAATTAGCTATTACAGGTAGTTGTACGTTAGAACCAAAAACATCAAAGCAATTGCTTGAACTTCAAAAAGAAAATGAACAGTTAAAAATAGATAAACAAAATCTTCAAATAAGTCATGAAAAATTATTAGAGAAAAAACACTATTACAAGTTTAAACAAGGTCCAGTATTTTATTTGATATCAGACAGTGATAGTAAATCTGTAAAATACAAACCTGGTATTGAAACAGTTGATATAAATGTGAGATTACAACAGCATCGAAGTACAACACCTTGTATAAAATTAGAAATGTTAGTTTATACAAAAGATTGTAGTTTAATGGAAAAAAATATTTTGACACGTTACAAGACAAAAAGAGATCATATTAACCATGAATGGATTTATGGAATATCTAAAGAACATATTATAACAAGTATAAAGACGCAGTTAGAGTTTCTAGAAATACAATATACTATTGAGGAAAATTTGGAAGAATATAATTCACAGATAGAACCATTTTAAACAATTTATTGTACAACTTTTCAAAAAATTTGTGGTTAAATAGCTTTAAAATAACTTTTAAATAACAAAGGGTGTTTTTGGGTTATGACCTTTTCTGTGAAGGTCATTTTAAAATTGATTTTTAATTAAAAAAGAAAAGTATAAATAAAGATGTCAGGTGTTATAGAATTTCTCGAAAATAACAGGGTCACAGGGGACTATCACACTCATGTAAGTATGGTACATCCGAAAGGTAAATTTCAAATTAGTAAACATATTTCAGAGTCTTTTTGGCATAATTATTGTAGTTCTGTTTTTAATGAAGAAAAAACAGAGAAAGAAACAGAGTTTGGTATAGCAGAGAAACCTCAATCATATCTTCCAGTGTTAGTAGATCTTGATATTAAAGTACCTTTTACAGAGGATAAAGACGTGACTCGTCTTTATACTGATTACCAACTTGAAAACATTGTGAGAAATTATCAGGATGTTTTAAAGACAATTGTAAATGACATCAAACCCGAACATCTTTATTGCTTTGTTTTAGAAAAGCCAGCTTACAGGGTGAAAGCAGGGGAGAACGAATATACTAAAAACGGTTTTCATTTACACTTCGCATGGACCTTTGTCAATAAAAATGACCATGAAATGCATTTATTACCACGAGTTAAAAAAAATGTCAATAAAGACATGACGTTTAAATCGCTTGGATTTGAAAAGTCGGGAGACTTGATTGACGCTGGTTATATCAAAGCACCTTGGTTACTTTATGGTAGTAAAAAACAAGAAGGCATGGACGCTTATAAACTTACTAAAATTTATAACGAAGAACGTGATATTATTACGTTAGAACAAGCGTGTAAAAACTATAAAATTTATAGTGCAGAAGAAGTTGAGATGGATATGAAAGAAAATTATCTTTTTTACTTGCCACGAATTCTTAGTATTGTTCCGTGGCATCGACAAGTTTGTGAGATGCGTCCAAATCTTCCAAGTCCTATTCGTGTAGATGCAAAT